CTAAAAGCTACAGTTGAGCCGTCGCCGGAATAGCTATTCTTGGTATTGGTGCTGCTGATTGTCATGCGTCACTCCTTCGGTCCTTTATACCCTAAGTCAGAACCAATTAAAACTGCACTGCTGATTCCGTTGGCGGTAGCCAGAATTGCTGCTCATAATCCTTGAGCCGCCGCTTTTCCATCTTTCTTAGGAAGCCTGGGTCTAGGCTCTCCATCAGTCCGTAATAGAACAGGTAGTTAAACGCAGCCTCTGTATAAAACAGGTTAGCGCCGGGTGTGATGCTCTTCACCTGCTTGAAGAAATCACTGGCATCAGCGCCATTGCTTGTAGCCGCTTTGTGCGCCAAAGCAGCAGCGTCTGATATTGTGCCGATTCCGGGACCAAGCAGGGTCTCTTGGAAGCTTCTGCCATAGCGGCTGTATTCCGCGAACAGGAAGTCGCCAAACAGACCCATGCCCCCGCCTCGAAGCATGGCGTCCTGCCAAGTTTCAAGCGATTTGGGGTCTTTTGGCTCTCGCCCTTTTGCCAAATCCTTGGCTGCACCTGACAGGTAGCCGAAGGCTGTTGCAAGAACAAGAATGGGAACAAGCGCGGCGGCACCCCTTGCCCCACCGCCAGCGGCATAATATTCAGGCAGCAACTGTTTGGTAATCACAGCCACAGGGAACGCCCGGAACTGGCCGACCATACGCACAAACTCGCCAAGCAGCGTACCCTTTTGAGTACCAAGCGTCATAAGAACTTGCTCTTTGGCATCCGGCGTAATAACTGCCGTTTCGGCAAAATCATGGTTCATGGCTCGGAGCTTCGTAGCCAACTCATCCCTAAATGCCATGCGCAGATTGTCTGTGATGTCTGTGGTGGCAAACCTTTTGGCCGCAATCGGGTCAATAAACTCATCTGCGATTGAGGCTACGCCGCCCTCTGTGACAAAATGCTTTTTGCTGCCCTCCTCAAGCGTGTCCATATGCCTCATAAGGCTCCACTCATCGGCATTGATGTTGTAAAGCTCAAGAGTGCGCTTGGTTTTAGGCGGCAAAGCATCAAAGTCTGTGTTGCGATACCTCCCTAGGTAAAATGTGAAAGCAGAGACAACTCCGGCTTTGTTGTTTACTGTCCAGCCTTGCAGGAGATTTGCACGGAAAAACAGCTCTTGGAGCTTGGCAACCCTCCCCGGCATACCATCAATCGCACCTGCGCGGCGGTAGGATGCGCCAAGCGCAGTGTCGTGATATACACCAGTCATTTCACCAAAGAATTTGCGCTCAGACTTTGGCAGTCGTGTAAACGAACCCTTAAATGCCGCTACATACGAGCCAAAGAAGCCCATATCCGTCATTCGGTTCAGCGTCGCGCCTTTGAACACGATGTCAGGAAACGCTGACAACACTGCGCCGCCCAGCTTGGACATGCTTTCTAGCGCCCGGAACGAAAAGCCAACGTGGGCTAGTGAGCTACTGGCCGGAATGTCTAACTCGCCGTTCAGCTTGGCAAAGTAAGCGTCAAGCTGCTTAAGACCAAGCGCAGAAACAGGCTCCCCTCTTTGTTGCGCCCTTATTTGCAAATCACGCTTGATGGTTTCGTGCATAGCTCTTGGATTAGGCCCATAGCGCTCCAGCATGGTGATAGCCTTGGCGTCATACTCCAGTTGCTGAATCACTTTGTCGTAAAGATTGCCACGGGAGTATTTTGTAGCGTATTCGTATGCAAACTCGCCGTTTTTGAAGTGAATCTGCCGCTGTTGGCTCATCTTCTTAGCAAGGTTCAGGCCACGAGCAGCCCCCGGCAACTGGTCACCGCCCTCGTCAACCTTGTAGTGGCTACCAGCGCTGAACCGTTTGTAAAGTTCAGCAACATAATCTTCTTTATCCTTTTTGCTGGCACCTGGACCAAATGTCCTTTCATGGTCAACAAGTTTTAGAAAGTCTGAAAAATATTGTTGAAATGGTGTGCGCCTAATTAACTCGGAGTCATGCACCTGCTTGACAAGAAAGTCGAACCTTTCACCGATGAAGGCACCGGCCCTGTTTTTACGCTCACGAAGGCCGTTAAGGACACTGCTGATAGCATCAACTATGCCCTTTGCCTCGTCAGGCACGTCCGCTTCCTTGTCATAGGCGTAAATAAACGCCTCTTTGTCAAAAGTGCCTTTGCGAAGAGCCACTTCTAAGGCGTCACCCCTCTTGCTCAATGCGAGCTGTAAGCTGCTTATGTTGCCAGCAGTCGATGCGCTGATGCTGTTTGCCGCGCTGTCTCTCGCGCCAGTTGTAAACTGCGCAGTACCTACCTGTTGCGCAGCATATGCCTCTAGCTCACGAGCAGATTCTGTTTTTTCAAGCAAGAACTTGGCTGTAGGCCCACTGACATAGCTGTCAATCTTGTCGTTGATTTCACGGCGCTTGACGATGCGGAGCAAAGCCTCACGCTTTGCTTGTCTCGCTTGCAGTCGAAGGGCTTTGACATTCTCAAAGGATACGTCAATGGCAACCTGCAACTCGTCAGCGCTATGTATCTTACGCTTGCCAACTTGCTTGCGAAGCTCTTTAACAATCGCCTCTGACTCATCCCCAGCCAAGGTGATACCCCGCTGCTGTGCGGCCTGGGCAACAATTTTTACGCAATCATCCATGCTAACGCCTCTTTATGACGCAAGTCGCGCCACTTTCGATTACTGGCCGTAGCTCATCAATGCGGGCAATCAGGTCGTCATACTCACGAAGCTCCGCAATCTCTTCATCAGAAATGATGTTGTTGTCCCTGAGCGCGTTTGCTTTGCGCTGGAGCAAGTCTATGTCGTCATCCATTGCCTTTACCGCACTAGGCTCTGATGCCAACCGCGCATCAAGGTCTTTGGATAAGGATGTAAGCTCATCAGCGTAAGGCTCAAACTCAGACAGGCCAGCGCCGCTTTCATACATTTGCTGTGTGTACGCAATCTCAGCGTCAAGTTGCTCTTGAGTAATTCCCGGCCCCATCGCCTCGTCAATAGCAACAGCCTCGGCCTCTGTGAGCGCATCCTGACGGCGAGCTATCTCGTCGAAAAGGTCCTCATCGGTCATGCCTTTCGGGTTGATGCCAAGGTCCATAACCTGCTCATACAGGTCATCAGCGGCAATTTTCTCAGCAGCCTCGGAGTCTATAGAGCTATACGGGTTTTGCTTTACGGCATCCAAAAACTCTTCAAGCGTAACCTCGTCCTCATACGTATCCACTTTGGCCGGGAAGTAGCCCTCTTCCTGCGCCGCCTCAATCATCCGCTGGACCGGCAAGCCACCTTTCCTCAAAAGAGAAAAGCCGCCCGCGTCCAAATCTTGCCTTAATTCAGCAACGCCTATTGATTGCGGGTCAATCTTGCCCTTTTTTGCTATGAAGCCACGAAGGGTTGTCGGCCTACTATTCTTGGCTTTGAGGGCTGGTGGCAGTTCATTGGTGCGCGGCGGTGTTACGACAAGCTCTTCTATTTCACGCCTTGTGCGCTTTACCACACCCTCGGCTCTAAGCTGCGGGCTAACCGCCATGTCTGCATCAAAGACTGCATCGACCCTGACAGGCATACCCTCTGCAATTTGCGAGGTTGCAACCTGCATAGCCTGAACATTAGTCTCAGGGTCTGCGCGGCGGAACACATCCGCAAACTTGCCGCCAACACCCGTGATTGTTCCACCAAGTATTGAGCCAATAGTGACGTTCACAAAGGAGTCAAACAGGTCGTAGTCCGGGTCTTGTTGAATGCCCGCGCCAGCAATAAGCAGCGGTTCAACAGCAGCGGCACCGAGAGCCGCCTCACCAGCACCGGCAGCAACCCGGCCAGCCGTGACTCCATACCTTTGTGTAATTCCAGAGGTGGCCTTGATAGCGGTGGCTCTTGCCGTAGCGTTTAGGCCAACAGCTACGGGGGCAAAAATGGAAACACCCACGTTCACAGGGTCAAGTACACTGCCTACGATGCCAGCCCCAAAACGCATGGCTGAAATGCCAAAGCCTCGCCTTGCCCTATCCAAAACAAGGTCTCGCTTGAAGCGCCTGTCATGTGCGGCAGCCAAGTGTTCAGCCATGCTGCGCTTTACACCATCTGGCGAGATTTCTACGCCCTCTCGGTAGAACTCACTAGCCCTATAATCATCTGGCGATAAAAGCTCATCATCAAACAGCTCGGCCCGAACATATGCACCGAGAGACCCGACAGCCTCTGGGCCAAAGTTGGCGGCAGAAATAAATTCCTGATGCAGAACAGAGGACGTTGACGCAGGAGTGTTGCGAAAATAAGACCGCACATGCGAGGCATCATCACTGATTTTAGGGAAAATGCCTTCCATCATTTTTTCAAACCAGACCTTTCACGCTTCAGCCTGTTTATTTCGTTTGATAGCGCCTCAATTTGGGCCTCAACCTCTTGGTTGCGCTGTCTTTGCTCGTTGTACTCCGGTGAACCTACGCCAAGAGCGCCAAGGTCTCTACCCTTGACAAGGGTCTCGCGGAGAGCTTTGCTTTGGCTGTCTAGCTCATCAATTAGGTTACCTATACCCTCGACCCTTCTGACCCTTGCTCCAGACTCTGTAATAGCATCGTCAAAGCCAACCTGTATTGGGACAGGGACACCGTTTTCACTCCTGAACACTACGCCGCCGCTGTTATCTACGAGCGTGGCTGTGAGGCCATCATTGTTGGCAACCCATCCGTAGCCATTTTTTACCAACTCAACATACGCTGCCTTTTCAATTTTATATTCTTCCGTTCCCTCTTCACGTCCAAAGTTGCTTTCAAAGAAAATCTCGTCGTCCGAAAGATTTTGAGCAATCTCTCTAAGACCCAAATCAATTTTGACTGCGTCTCCTGCCCTGTGCGCGGGAAGCCGCAGAGACGTGTTTGTGTTTGGGAACGTCTCTACATAAGAAAACTTCTCGCTTAGAATTTCGGCAGCGGCTTCTGCATACGGCCTAATTTCTTCCGGCTCTAACTTTGCGTCTCCTGTAAGGACTTCGCCATCTTCTTGAATCAAGAAAATTGTTAAATCAGTAATCATACTGATGTGTTCGTCCCTTGCCTCATGCCCTGACCTAGTGTCAGACACCGCGCCACGGACAGTCCTGTTCTCAAAGTCAGCGTAACTACCGCCAAGCATAGACTTCATGTGGCTTTGAACGGTTGCGTCACCAAGCACGATAGCCCTGACATTTTGCCTAGCAACTGGTGTTGCTTGAATCTTAATGGCATCCTTGCGTGTTGCTAAGAATAGCCGGTCAGTTGTCAAAGTGATTGGGCCACTCGACATGTACATGTCAGCCAAACTAACACCCGCGCCGCGTAACTGCCTCAGGTAATACCCTTTGGTTCTGGCAGGGAACTGCATAAGTTCGGCGACCTCTTCGGCGCTTTGCGCTTCGGCGACAGAGGCCGCAAATTCTGTTGCTTGCTGGTTGGTCAGCAACCGTATTTTTGATTCTGGAATACCCATGTCCAGTTGACGCTGCAAACTTTGCTCCGGTGTAGGCATCTTGCCATAGACGGCAGAAAACGCTTCGTTGACGTACTTTGCGGGGTCAGCGTCAATCTCCTGCTGACGCAGTGTCATAAGCTCTCTGGCTTTGTTGTACGCTTGAGTTGCTCTTGCTGTCTCAGCTGCATCTCCCGACTTTAGGGCTTCACGGGCCTTGTCGTCCATTTCAGTCAGGTAGGCATTTACTTCGTCGGTGCTTGCAAAGCGCAACGTATCCCTTGTGTTAAGAACATCAAGGGTAATGTCGAGCGTCTGCTCCATCTCCAATGCTTTGTCCGGCATGCGAAGGTCACGCATTGTTTGGATATATTGCTGGGCGCTGTCGACAAATTGTGTCCGATAGGATGGGCTTGTTGCCTTAGCCATTGAGGTCATGTCGTTATTAAACGACTCATTTGCTGCAACAACAGCCTCGTTCTCAAGAAACTTTAGCTGGTCATTTAGGCGGTTAGCTAGTGGCTTTCTCTCAGAGTCTAAATCAAACCCCGCATACTCACCTTCACCACGCAAGATTTTTTCACGCTCTGCCTCTACATCGTCTAGGCTCTTAGAATCATCCATCGCAAACAAGTTAACGCGCTCAGATGCGAGGGCATACCTAAACTGCTCAGGAGTCCTAGATATGCTATAGCCGCGATTGATGCTGCGGTTGTAATGCTCTTCGTACTCCGCGACCACAACCTCAATAGGCAGAGAGTTTGTTACGCCATCTTGCAGCATAGAGTCGCCACGTTTGTTGGCTGTTTCTGAGGCTTTGCCCAAAAACCTGGTAAATGCCGCTTCTTCGCCTTGTGCAGAAAACAGGTCTGCATATTTATTAACTTTGTCTTTAAGGGATGTTTTTTGACGAGAGCCAAGCTTACCCATTCCATCAATGCCACTCATCAGGCCATCACGCAAAGTGCGTTCTGCATCCCTGTACTCATCAACGCTTGTTGTTGGCTGTGTGTTTAGCTCACGGTAGCTGTCTTTAATGGTATTGGAATACTCATCCGCAACCTCATCAACCTCCGCGTCCTGCCTGGCCACTTCAAACTCAGCGGCAACTTGAGAGGCATCACTTATGGCCTGACCAAGTTGAGCTTGTGCTAAGCCTACCTGCTCAAAAGCTGCGGAAGATGCGCGAGGCGATAACCGACCAGTGGCAGTTCTCACTGCGGGGCCAAGACCTTTATTGTAAAGAGGAATCTGCGGCATCACCCAATCGCCTTATATGTTGAATATGTTGAGGCAACGTCTCCCAGCAAGGATGCGTAGGCTTGTGTTTTTAGGGCTTGAGAACGCGCGTAACCTTGAACACGGGTCAAGTCTGCCTCAGAAGCCTTTTGAACCTGCTCTATGTCGCCCGCATACCTAATCTTCGCGGCGTCAGTCTCAATCCCGTAGTAGCTGCTGGCAAGAGCCTGTAAGGGACTGCCTGACATTTGTACGCCGGATGCAGCCGTTGCCGTTATTTGGGACGCAATCAAGCGCTCCCCTTGCTTGCGAAGGCTTGCCTCTTCATCACGCTTAGCGCGTGAAAGAAGCACAGCCTCATTTTCTGCAACTTGCGCGTTGTACTCGGCAACCTGACGAGCAGACCGAGCAGCAGCCTTTGTGCCTTTGAAGCTAATAACGCTCCCAGCAACCTGACTACCAACTATTGCGGCGACTACCGGGTCCATTACGTCACCTTTGCCATTCTGATGTAATCTTCGCCCTGAACGCCGTACTTACGCATTACACCCTCGTGTTCTAATCCAAGCCACTCAGCGAAACGGATGGCTGGCTCGTCATCTACATGGATGCTGGCTTGCATCCGGCGCAGACTATGTTCTTGCAATATACTATCAACAACGCCTTTTGTATAACGGGCAAACGGAGCTGCCCTGCGCTTTGCCTCTGGCGAAACCAGCACCCAAAGCTCACCGACGCCAAACCACATGATGTGTGCGCCGCCTACTGCCAACACCTCTTCGCCGTCAACCAGCGTATAGGCAACGATGTTGTCGTGGTCGCACAGGCCATCCCTAGACTCAGTTGTGAAGTCATAGTCCAGATAAATGTCGTAAACGTCGCTCTTTTTGAATTGCCTGACTTTAAGCATCGAATGTGTTGGACCTCCGCATCACCGCAAGAATGGTCATAGGCAGCGGCTGCGTTTGCCGCACAAACACTCTTGCGTCATTGTCATAGCCCGATGGGAACGAAATCTCTTTGTCGCCATCGAACATGGGCACAGCTTCATCCATAGCCATGCTGCTGTCTCTAAAAGGCAAGCGGTCCAGATTGTCCTCATCGGGCCCAATCTCAGCGCCTACCGTGTCGAGGAAGCGAATGGTCGCCCCGTGAATACGCTTAATCTTGCCTTGAGACACACCGTCGTCTGCCCCGCCTTCCATGCGCAGCGTCTGCACTTTAGAATCAAACGAATAACCAACATGCACCGTGCTTGCGCTGCGGTCTAGCGTAACCACTCCACCGCTAACAGTCTTGTCCGCATGAGCAGAGCCATCAGCAAGAATCTGTACAGTCTCGCCTTCAAGGTGGTTTAAGCCACTGATTGTGGTTGTGGCCGTGCTGTCATATGTCAGGCCGGAGTCTACATAAAAGGCGTCTGTTATGTCTGTGCCAAAAAATATGCTTTCCATAAAGACAATATGCCGAACTGTAGAGCCATTGATAGTGCGCTTGACCGAAAGATACACCTGGTCCTCTGCGCCGCTAGGGATAGCCGTTATACTCTCCACAACCCCAGACTCCCCCATTGGGTGAGTATGCCACCCAATAGTCTGGTTTTGTGGGTCATAGGACAGGCCGATAAGCACCCCGTCTGTGCGCACAAACCACAGGATAAGTTCCGGCTCCTGCTGCCAAATCATGTCAGTCAGACCGCCACGGGCAATATGCTCTGCCAAGATGGTCAGGTCACGCCCTACAAGTCCGTCAGTGTCCAAATCGAATGTGACCTCTTTGACCTTCTCCTGACCCTTCTGGATAAGGATGGTGCTGGACCCGGCGCGGATAGGACGCACGTCAGACGAGCCAAAGGTGGTCTCACGAAGGACGTTGACGTTAGTCGGCGTAACAGGCTGTGTGCCTGTGCCACCGGACAGTGTGAACTCGGCACTGGTTGTCAGAAGCTGCAAGAAGCGGCCCTGAATCATGTGCTTGATGACGTTCACCTGGTCCGAGGCAATCGTCACATTAACCGCATCATCGTCGTTGATGCCCGGAGTGTGGTTCTCAAAGTCAGCAGTGGCAGAGCCAAAGATGGTTTGCGGTTGGCCTGTTGTGCCAGCAAAATAAAGGCGTTCTTCGTAGAAGGCCACAGCGCGGGGATAGCCTTGGTCTCCGCCAAATGCGCCCAGTGACCATTTCTTTGTGGCATTAGCCGCGCCGATGATGTGGTCAGGAAGCACTGAAATACCGCCGTCATCTGTCTGCACAGTAGCTGTGACAGTAGTTGAGTTAGTGAAGGCTGTAATCTTCACATAGCCGGTGTCGTCGTGCTTGTATTCCCAGTCAATAGAGCCGTAGGTCTCCGTGCCTTCTGTATGCACTGGAGGCGTGTTGCCTGATGTCTGCGTTGAACCTGTAACCTGTTCGTAGACATGACCGTCATAACGCACTGAATCGCCATCGTTGTAGCTTGTGCTGGCTGCCCACTCGTCATGCTCAATCTCAAGCACCTCACGGAACCGGATATACCGACCAACATCGTCGGCTGTGAACAACGCGGCTGATGCCGTAATTGTTACGCTACCTGTCGCAGCGGACGCATATAGCGTAGTTGCGGTGGTGTTCTCGTCTAGGTACGGGCCATCGACAAACGCAATATCCGAAAGCGTAAAGCTGGTAGCCGTGGTGCGGGTCAGCTTTGCTGGCTCATGGTCTTTGTGCGCAAGATACAGCACGTCAGCAGACTGAACGTGGTTTAGCTCGAAGACCTGTGCCTCAGTGTAAGTTGTCGTAACCTCAACAATCTTGCCAGAAGTGCCACCGCTGCTATACGCGGTAAATCCGGTGCCGTTGATGCCGGAAAGTTGAAAGGTGTTGGTTGTGGCACCCGCCACCGTAAATTCACGATTATTCAACTCCACCATGCCAGCAACATCTTTAATGAACACCCGGTCTCCATTCGAGTACCCATGGCCGGTCGCTGTCACTACAACGGGATTAGCCTGTGTTGCTGCGCTAATTGTTTTGGTTGCTTCTGTCAGGATGCCGCCGTCTTTGAGGAAGCGAATATAATTCTCACCAAATTCAAGGACATAGGCTTGTTCGTCGCTGAACTGGAAGTCGATGAGCCGTACTTTGCCGCCGTCTTTTGACGTGCCAGCATACTTGGTGCCGGGTCTGCGAGTGATGCCGCCCTGCGGAAAGATAAGCATGTTCTCCAGCTTTTGTGCGCCGGAGTTGTACTTTTGCAGGTCAATACGGCCTTCAAGGCGCGGTGAAAACTCACCCGCTTGAAAGTTTGTGACAATAGTTGAAACGCGGGCCATATCAGAACCTGATGTTTATAAAGTCATCTGCAATCAGCTTGTCCGGCATACCTTCCATGGCGTCGATGGACCGGGCCTCACGCAATCTTATCTCATACAGTTGTTGCATTGACTGACTAACCGTAGTGCTGCCTGTGATGGCATACGCGGTCTCAGCGGCTAGTTTGTGGGCAATGGTGCTGGAAAGCAGCGAGTCATATGTCTCTGTGTCTGTGATGCGGGCAAGATAGGTAATCCGGCAAGTGCCTTCGTCACTCAGAACCTTTCGCCCCTCAATCTTAAACATGACCTGACTATCATAGGCAGCAATCTCGCTGTCCACGTTGCTGTTCCAGAATGACAGTACCCGTAAGCAAAAGGGGTCTGTCGGCAGCGTAAACTGATTAGCAAAGCCAAATGCCGGTGCATCAGAGTCCTTTGCCAGAGTTGCACGGGTGATTGCCGTATTCCATGGATGGGCGCGCAGCACCGTGTCACGCACAGTCTCGAACCTACGGTTACACAAACGCGCCTCTTTAGAGTTCTCTGTAAGTGCAGTAATCGTAGCTGCACCCAACAGGTCCATTGCCTCGTTACAGATGTCAACTACGGATGGCATTACTTCACTAACCTTTCCAAATCAATAAGGACGCCTTTGCTCGTATTCGAGTCCCCGCCCTTCCAAACTTTGCCTTCTTCTTTGGCTTCTTTCACAAGCTCTTTGAGCCGTACCGTGGGCAATATTACCACAGTTTCGCCGTCAATGACGAACGCCCAGAAATCAGCCTCGGTCTTGTCTATCCCAGAGGGCTTCCCCCTAGAAAAAAACTCCACAAACACTCTGCCGGTTCGTGAAGCTTTGAAGTCTCTTTTTATTTCAATCGTTTTGTTCTGTAGCAAATCAGCAAGCCAACTTTCTGCCATCTGACCCACTTTGAGGTCATATCGAAAGTCCCTGTTAAACTCCACCCGTCTATCCCCCGGAGTAGGAGTGAAAGGAGGGCGAGAACATCCCGCCCCCCTTGTTTAGTTAGTCTACGACGTACTCAATGATGAACGCCAAGTCACCGGCAGTGCCGCCAGTAGCGTTGAACGTCACAGCAATGTAGTACACATCGCTTGGGTCAGAGCTTTGACCTGCAAGTTCCCAGACCTGCTGACCAGTGGTGTTCAGGTTCAGCTCTTCGTAACGAAGCTCTGCAATAGCAGCTCCGTCAGCAACAGTGGTGGCGAGAGCATCTTCATCAACAACCACACCGTCATTGGTGTAGAAGCCGACGTTGAAGGTGCAAGAGCCGCCGAGGGAATCGGAACCAACACGGACCGAAACCAAAGTTGCGTGGGTTGGGACAGGTGCCAGCATTACGATGTCGTTATCGGTGCTATCACCAGCAGCAAGCGCCACGTTGCCCTGAGCGATGCGGACGCGACCGCCAAGCTCAGATGCTGCGTTAGCAACCTGCGGGAGTGCCTCAAGATTGGCAATGAGGTCAGAGTTTTTCGTTGTCATCTCTCAATCTCCCTTACGCTGCGCCGTCAAGGTCATCTTCGTCACACTTGATGCGAACAACCATGTTCTCTTGCATCCGTGTAGCGCCGATGTCCATGCAGTAATAGACCTGGGTTGCGTAACCCTTGTCTGAACGCTCATCAATACGAGCCGACACATCCTTACCAATGCCAAGCGCAAGACCTTCTTCAGCCCAAGCAAAGCAAGTACGGACGTTGTTGGCGTCAGCCGACAGACGGTTCGACATGATGAAGTTGAAGCCCATGAACTGGTTGATTTCACCCTGGACGAGAGCCTTCACAGTGTTGAAGTCAGCCGAGGTGACGCTGGTGTCAGCAAGCAGTGCGTGGATTTGGCTTGGACCCATGACGATGTAGCGAGGAATCGAAGGGTCAACGTCAGCTTGGTCCAGCAGCTTCTTGGCTTCGCGCAGCTTAGTCAGGTTCATGTTAGTGTCAGCACCACCGACAGAAACTGCAACATCCTGGTTCGTGTCGAAAGCGGTCGAAGTCGAGCCGGTCTCACCAGTGTTGGAAGCAGCATCAAATGCAGTGATGATAACATCGTCCATGGCACGGCCCATGGCAGCAGCAGCGGCCTGAGCGTAGGACGAGGTTGGGTCGATGAGCATACGAACCTTGTCTTGGTCGTCAATAAGGTCAGCGTACTCATACGATGCGAGACTCAGGCGACGACGCGCATGTGGCGTATCCATCTGAGGAGTGTCGGCGTGGCGAGTTGTCCGCAGTTGTGCGGTCGCAACACCAACTTGGTCGATAAAGGCATTCTTACCAACAACATTCTCGATGCGCACAGTATCACGCAGACGGGAACCCATCTGCTGTGCAAGCATCTGCACATTCGCAGAATACTGTTGTACAAATGCCGTAGTTACTTGAGTAGACATCCTGTCTCTCCTTCTACGTCATGGTTGCACTAGATTCCGGTGTGCTACCCTCTCGGACACTCCTAGCTTTTCGGACCTGCTTGCGGCCACCGTCTTTCCGGTTGTCGGCAGGACGAGTCTCCTCGCTACCCTGCATCACCCACTCGTAGTATCTGTCTGCGAGTCGGGCGGGTTCTACAACATCACGCGCGGTTCCAAACTCAATCGCGTAACGTAAGCACTCAAGGCGCACATGGACCAAATCATCCTGCTCCATGTATAACACCCATCAATTCTTGTACACGCTCAATAGCCTGTTGTCGGCCAATCACGTTTTTACGGTCCCAATAAGCATGGGATTTGTCACTCATAATCGCATCAATCTCTTGCTGCGCTGACTGACGGGTCACCATGCTGCTAGTAGGTGCATCAGATACCGTGTCTTCACTTGTGACACTTTGCCTGAACTCGGCTATTTTTGCAAATGCCTTAATAAAATCAGGATGGTTGCCCACCTTGGTTCCATCGGCCAACTGCATCTCTAGCAACTCACCGCCCCCAAACTGCTGTGCAATCTTTCCAGCATCTTGGATACGCGCATCAAAGTCGTCACCCCACTCCTTGCGAAGCGTCATTTCAGTTTGATTGCGCTGCTGTGTCTCAGCTTCGACTGACATCTCAGACGCACTATTGGTCATGCCTTTGTAATACTCAAGGATGCCACTGGCCTGGTCAGGGGTTAAACGTAACTTATGCGCAACATCTGCGTATGACTGCGCAATATCTTCAGTAATGATGTTGCCATCAACGCCAATCTCATAACCCTCTGCCGTCTCCGGTCGGCCAAGTTTGCTATAGATGTTGTCAAGGTCTTCATCTGTTGGGTTGACTGGTAGCGGAACCTTGTCCGCACCAATCAGACGTTGTGCGTTGACGTAAGACCTTGCAAGGTTCTCTACATCTTTGATTGGTGAGAGACTTGGGTGGTCTCTCAGTTCCTCCGGTATCGTTTGCAAGAAATCGTTACCAGACCCGCCTTGCGCCACCTCTGCCGGTGTTTCCATCGGCGCAGCATCAGGCTGGGCTACCTGTTCGATAGCTTCCTCTGACATAGTTACTCCTGTGTCATCATGTTGTGAATGTGAAGAAGAACGGCACGTTTGCCCTCTTCAAATGCTGTGGCATTGGGGTCGCCCGCCACATAGCTCAAGGCCCGCCAGTTAGAGCGCGCCTCAAGGTCTCTGAGAACCTTCTGCCCAGCTTCGCTGTTGAAGGTCTCGGTGTACATATGCTTCAGCTTTTCTATATCCTTCAAGACTGTACCATCCTGACTGCTTGCGCAGCCTGTGCTGTGGTGTAAACATCCTCTTGGTCACGCTGACGCTGCATAGCTTCTTCCTCTGCTTGCGCCCTTGCTTGCCGTGTCTCATCAACCTCACGCTGAGAACGCAGGGTTTTCTTGGGAACGCCAAGGGCATCGGTCACATGCCGAACAAGCCCGTCAGGGTCGATGTGGTCACCAACCGGAAGGCTCTGGGATAGTGGCAGAAGAATCTCAAGCGCCCGCATAGTGTTGTTCAGGCTGCTAGACTTTTGAGCGCGGGCCAGCGGCGAAACGTACTCAATATCAATATCCAATCCCTGCAATGACTCCGGTGGGGTTGCCAACATGTCATTACGCAACATCAGAGCAAACACACGGTCAATCAGTGGGCGAAGCAGCTCGTTCATCAAACGGCCAAGCACAGGGCCAATGACACGCATACGCTCTTCCTGACGCTGGATAACCTCTGTCGCAGTCATCTGCGCGGAACCAGCAGTCAGAATCTGGTCAACATAGAACGCCTGACGAATAGCGGCACGACGCTGCTCTTCCATGTTCAGGCCAATCGGAATGTTCGCGCCCGTATTCAGCGGCGTAATCGTTTCGCGGGTACCGGAACGGAAGAAGTTGAGGCCACCAGGCTGGGTGCGAATAGGCAACAGGAAGCCATCATCAGGCACCAGCAGTGGCGGGTCAATCTGCTTCTGAGCCGCTTGTATGATGGTTTTTGACATAAGATTCAACATCTTAACGTCGGGCAGCGCTGTCATCGCGGGGCTGCGGCCCATAGTCTCGCCGGTAGCTTTCAGGAAGCGCGGCACTACATAGGGCAGCTCTTCAAAGCCACCTTCTGAAATAATCATGCCGGTGCTTTTGCAAACATAGGCCGACATATACGGCATGTTCAGGTTGTCTTGCTTTGTAACATCTCGTGCAAGGCGCGGCAGGACCGCATGCAGAATCTCGACTTCCTCGTCAGGAGTCTTTTCAAATTTCTTTTGAATAAAGCTGCCGACGTTATCAAAGCCAAAGCGTTCTACAGCCTGTGCTGCGGTGGACTTGTACAGACGGAACACGGTGTTGACCATGCCGTACTGGTCTTCAGAAACGTAGTATTCCGAAATATGCCGAGTGCTAAAACGCAGCTTGTCACGGTCCATCTCGGCAAACATGCAAGCCGTGCCGAATACCACAAGGTCAACATAGGCTTCGTGAATTTCAGTCTCAAAGTTGGAGCGCTGGAAGGCTTGCATCATGCGCATGCTGGTGTCTTGCAACCACTCACGCACGTCATCGTCCCGATTCAGCGCCTCATCTTTGATGTCAAGGTGGAACCACGGCGATGCCCCGCTGGTGAGCATGCCATGGAGGAAAGCAGCCATCAGGTCGATTGATTGCAGCGCAGTGCCGTCGTAAATCAACTCCATGCGTTTTTCACCGCGAGAGCGTTTCTTCACGATGTCTGCCTTGCGCGGCAGCATGTAGTCAGCCAGTTCCTGATAGTGGGTGTCCCAGTTATCCCGGCGTGACTTAAGGTAATCGAACCGCTTGATTAGCGGGGCTGCTTCCTGTGCCATATTTAACCCATCAAAGTTGGTTTGCCGTCAGTCTGACCGACCTGTTGGCCAAGCGCACCTGCGACAATAGTTGAGCCTCGGCCCTTGCGACGGCCACGAGCTTCACGCTCGGCTTCTTCTGCCATGGCCCGCGCACGACCGAGGTCCGGCTCTGGCGGTGGAGGAGGCGGGGGAGGTGGGGCAGGAATCTTCGGGGTCAAGAAGCTCATCTAAATCTCCTAATCATAAAGAACACCGCCGCCCTCAAGCAGGGTGCCAGCAACGCCTGGACGTTTGGTGCGGGTCTTGCCGCGACGACCACGGGCAAGCACTGTGTCATCAGGTACAACTTCAGGTGTAACCTCTGGAGTAATCTCAGGCTCTAAAGGCGGGGGAGGACGACGGTCTTCCTTGTCAATGCCAAGGATAGTGTCCGTTACCTCTGTGCCAATCTTCTTGACTGGCTTCTCAACAACCTCTTCAAAGACCTCTTCCGCAGCCTTGATTACCTTTTTACCTGGCTTTTCAACTACTTCCTCGAAGACCTCTTCAGCAACATTGACAACGCCTTTGGCAACCTTTTTCACTGGACGCTCAAGCGGCTCAACTATGTCCTTGCCAGCTTCGACTACCGTCTTGGTGGCTTCAAGGGCTGGAGTGGCGGCCACCTCTACAGCCTTGGTTGCTGTCTTTAGAACTGGCTCGGCCACATCAATTACGGCCTCTGGCGCTTTTGACACCGCTTTTATAGTTTCAGTTGCTACCTTGGTTACAGGCTTTGCAACCTCTCTTACCGGTTTGGCAACTTCTTTCGTCACCTCGGTAACAGGTTTGCCCACAGCTCTTACAACCTTGCTTATGGGTTTGGTGATTTTTCTTACAGGACCGCCCATCACTTACTCCTACATTTGAAACGGGTTGTAATCGCTAAGCGCAGTTTGCTGGGAAGGACGTCCCACATTTGCGCGATTTTCCAGACCAACAGCGAGATACCTAAAAGCATCGGCTGCGTGAGAGGTATAATCGTGGCGCGGATGGTCTCTAAAAATTTTTCTTTTCTCATCCCAGTCCTGCCTGTACTGGCGCAACATCTCTAAACCTTCACCGCACTTATCACGGTCAAAGTAGCATTTAGGTATTAACATACGCGCCGCGTTAATGCCATCTGCGACCTTCATCTTTGGTATAACACGAAAACGTACTCCAAGCGAATAGGCTGTCTCAAGTCGTGACTTGCCAGAACCTAGCTCCCGCACCTCAATGTCGTGCGGCGCCAAATGCTCACCGTAAGTGTATTCCTTTCTATTCAAAACATCAGCGTAGTGGTCCAGCCCGACGCCGCTGCTCTCATAATAATCTATTACGTTTACAGAACCGCCGCGGAAGACTTGCGCAAACCAAATGGCTGTCGAGTCGTTGATGCCCAAGTCCCAGGCCGTATATACAGGATAGGCCGGGTCATACGGCACCCGCGTCACACGGCCAGTGTCATCAGCATCACTTAGCAGCTTGCCGTAATACGCACCAATAATCGCTGCCGTGAACGAACACTCGTATTCCTGCTCATATTGCTCCGGCGTCATCTGCGCCTGAGCCGCCTCCAGTTCCTCTGGCCGCACAATCCCTGTGTCACTCGCCTTGCAAATCTTGTAATACCAGTCGCTGCTGCCCTCGGCTAACTGCCCCTTGGCCGTCTCCAGCAAATCATAGAAATGATTGTGACCTGCCGGGGTTCCCAAAAAACATGCCGACCCCTGCCTGTCAGACAGTGCCGGTCTCACAACCTCCCCCCACACCCTTGGGTTCTGCATCCCAAACTCATCAAACACACACTCATCAAGGTAGATGCCTCGAAGGGCGTCCGGGTTTTCAGCCGACAGCAGCATAATCCTGCCGCCATTCGGGAAGTCAGCCCGCAGTTCAGTCTCGTTGAACTGGACGCCGGGGATGACCCCTGCGTAAAACTTGACGTAATCCCACGCTATTCGCTTCGCCTGGGCAAAGGTAGGAGCTACAAAAGCCGTCCTCGGTCGAGGCAACGGGCAGGTCAACGTCGTCTTGATTAGCTGGTTCACTGCCCACACCGTCTTGCCGAAGCGGCGGTGCATTACCAATACGTTCCATCTCTTCAACTCCTTGTGCATGTCCTTCTGCAAAGGACGGGGCTTATAGGGAATCTTCACATCCATCAATCTGTCTCCCACAGAATCCGAACTGTGCCGTCACTCACCTCGACGCCAGCACGATTCTTGGACTCGCCATATTGCTCAGGCATAGAAGTCTTGGCCCGCCAGCGCACGTGTTGCGCATAGTCCCGTAATATGTTGGGGTCATACCGCTTGCGCCCCTCCAGTGCATTCAAATACATGCCGTCAAGCTCCTCCAGAGCCTTCTCAGCGCTCTCAGCCCTTGCCGTGTACACAGCGGCCCGAAACTCCTCATCGGCCCTCATGCGCTTGTAAGCGCCAGCACGGGATATGCCCGCGCCCTCGCAAGCCTTCACTAAGCTATGGCCTTCGCTCAGTAGCTCAATGACCCGTGTCGTGTTCGCCTTCGTAATCTTACCCATGCTTCCTCCGAGTGTGAGTGTGTAGAGGTCAATTAACATA